TATGGAGCTTAGATAAAAGGCCGGCAAAGGGAGGTGTTGCGCCTCATAAAAAATGCCCGAATTGCGAGTATCTTTGCCATAACAGCTTCAAGGAATGCCCAGGTTGCGGATTCAAATTCCAAGCCCCAGCGCAGGAGATCATGCCAGATGTAATTCTTCAGAAAGTGCGTTTTGATATTATGAATAAAAAGAAGGACATACCTCTGGAGGTCTTGGCAAATCTGCACAAGCAAAACCCGGATGGAATGAAGAAGGGATTTGTTCTGCATCAAATGTGCGATTGCTATTGCGAGGGTGAGTATTGGTTGCGTCTCATCAGCAAAACAGGAAATTGGAAGTATGAGGCAAGGAAAAAGGCGGAGTTAATAAATGAGGATACTGGAGAACCACACTATAAATGTTTTCAAAACCGATGCAAGAACTGTCAGAATTTAAGATCCAATCACAGTGCTTTCTTTACCACTGGAACAACTACCCCGAAGAGCGGGGGCGGTTATTCGCGGTAAATAATAATAGCGACAACAAGGTCCGGGCCGTTATGAATCGAGATATGGGCGTCGTGGCCGGCGTTGCAGATATGATGTATCTAAGCGACAATGGCTTAATCGCTATTGAGTTTAAGACGGTCATCGGTAGGCAGCAGCCCAAACAAAAGCAATGGCAGGAGACAATCGAAGCGGCCGGCTACAAGTACCACATCGTCCGATCACTGGATGACTTTCTCAAAGCAATCAACAAACCAACCACCACCCAATGAACCGACAAAAAGAGTTTTACTACTACGCGGAGCAGGTCACCAAGCGCACCGGCATTGGCCTGCGTCAGATGCAGAGCCAAGACCGTCACCGCGAAGTCGCCGAAGCGCGATATTGCCTCATGCACTTGATGCGCAGTAAAATGCAAATGACGCTGATGGAGATAGCCCAGCTGATGCGCCGCCATTATTCGACAGTACACCACGGCTTGGAGGTCATGCACATTTTGCAGGTCACCATGAAGAAGTACACATGGCTCAAAGAAATTAAGCGCTACGAACCGCACAACATCAGGCCAAAAGATACTATGTATATTTGCAATCAATGTGGAGGCACGCACGATCATACTAACGCTTTACACGAGCGGCAAGCTGCGCCAGATAGCGCGGCAGCTGGCTACGCCTGACCTTGCGCCTGACCTTGAACATGAACTCGTCATCCGTTTATATGAAAAGCCAGCCGATAAGATCGAAGCAATGCACGCTGGAGGCTACCTCAACTTCTACATCGTGCGAATGGCTATCAACCTATACCGAAGTCGCAACTCTAAATTTCAACGCGACTTCAGACACAATGAACTGCGTGAAGAAATCGCCGATCAGCAGCTGGAGGCAGCTGATGAGCCGTATGACGCAAGGCCTGATGCGATATTTAACCGGGCGCTCGAAGTCATGGATAGCTGGGCAAAAGCCGGTGCCTACCCATACGACAAACAACTATTCCTCCTATGGCTCGAACTGGGCAACAAGAAGCTCATCGAGCGCCACACCAAGATACCGTGGCGATCAATTTCGTACACAATCAACAACTGCAAACAAAGACTAAAACATGAACTTGGATCTGATTACTATCTTGCTTTTGGCCACTATGACTTCCTTGGCGATGAACCGCTATAACGTCCTTCCAGCGTGGTACTACCGCTATGCGAGGTGCAAGCCGCTGACCTGCCTGACCTGCCTTGCCTTTTGGTGGGGCGTAGTTCTGACCATCACAGCCTCCAGCCTCCCTTGGCTGCTTGCCATACCGGTCGGTCTTTCTTCAGCCGGGCTGACGGTGCTGATCATTAAACTGTCGGAGAAATGACACTTGACGAAGCAATGCAGGTGCTATCGGTGAAGCACAAACTGGACAACTACTATGCGTCGCAGACCATGTCGCTATCACCCAGCGAGGTGTCGATGTTGGAGAACGTCGCCAACGCGAACGGCTACGGACGGACGAACTGGTGGTGTGGATCATGCGCCGTTTCCCGATTGCAGGAGATGATGGCTGACGCACAGGACGCACGCGCACGATTTGCGAGTTAATGATATTTATCAATATGCCACTACCTACACCACGCGAATCAGAAAGCAAGACCAACTTCATCCAGCGTTGCATGGGCGATGACAAAACTGTCAGCGAGTTCCCAAGCCAGCAGCAGCGCTACCTCGTCTGCGCAAGGCAATGGGAGGCAGACCGAAGCGCCTTTGCTGAAACCTACGCTGACTACGGCGAGGGGGTGCGCAACAACGCCAAGCGCGGCATCGAACTCAACGAGCGCAACGGCAACAAGTGCGCAACGCAGACAGGCAAGGTGAGGGCGCAGCAACTGGCCAAGGGCGAAGGCATCAGCGTTGAAACGATCAAGCGGATGCATAGTTACCTGTCGAGGGCGGAAACGTACTACGACAACGCAGACTCAACGAGCGACTGCGGATACATCAGCTACCTGCTATGGGGAGGCAAGGCGGCGCTCGGGTGGAGCAGGAACAAGCTGCGAGAATTAGGCGAACTAAACGAAGACTAACATGCAGACACAACCCGACATCACAATCGAACAGGAAGCGCGCGCATTGGATTGGCAGGATCGCGGACACCTGTTGACAAACCTGTCAAACGTCCTCGACTCACTTGAAGACAGCACAGCACCCAACGCGATGCACGCGAAGGTTGCAGTGATTGAGAAGATCATTGACATCGTCACAAACATGGAGGCGTAATGGGTACGAGCAAGGGACACGGCAAGTACATTGAAACACCCGAGCGGATGTGGGAGCTGTTCTTGGCTTATGTGCAGGAGGTCAAAAGCCAACCGCGATACAAGTTCGTGTTTGTAGGCAAAGACGGCAAGAAGGATAAGGAAGAACTCGAGCGACCACTGACGATGGAAGGCTTTGAGTTGTATGTTGCAGACCTACAGGTCATCACAGATTTGAGCGACTACTTCGAGAATAAACAAGGTCGATACGATGCGTATGTCCCCATCTGCACTCGCATACGCAAGGCTATAAGGCGTGATCAAATTGAGGGCGGAATGGTAGGTCAGTATAACGCCAGCATCACGCAGCGCCTTAACGGCTTGGTGGAGAAGACACAAGCAGACGTCAAAATCGAGCAGCCTCTATTCAATGACTGACGCAATCACCGTCGAGAAGCTGAAGCAGATAGGTGGATTTTAAGCACACCACCGCAATCAAGCGCATCAGGCGGATGACTGCCCGAAAAAAAGTCATCCAAGGCGGCACAAGCGCTGGGAAAACATACGCAATACTGGCAGTCCTGATCCACATAGCAGCCAAGGCCAAGACCGAGATCAGCGTCGTATCTGAATCCATACCGCATCTACGACGTGGCGCGATGAAGGACTTCGGTAAGGTCATGCAGTGGACTAACCGCTGGCGCGACGAAGGCTGGAACAAAACGCTGCTGACCTACACCTTCGCCAACGGCAGTACGATTGAGTTCTTCAGCGCTGATCAGGAGGCGAAGCTACGCGGCGCACGGCGGCAGGTGCTATACATCAACGAAGCTAACAACATCGAGTTCGAGGCGTACCATCAGCTGGCCATCCGAACCAGCGAAGCCATCTACATTGACTTTAACCCGGTGTCGGAGTTTTGGGCGCACACGGAGGTACTTGCCGAGCAGGACAGTGAGTTGATCGTGCTGACGTACCGTGACAATGAGGCGCTGCCAGCGACGATCCGCGACGACATCGAAGCGGCGCAGGTCAAGGCGGCGACATCGACGTACTGGGCGAACTGGTGGAAGGTCTACGGCTTGGGTGAGGTCGGATCATTGCAGGGCGTGGTCTTCGACGACTGGCAGCAGGTCGACGGCATCGACTTTGCTGGCGATAAGCTGGTCGCCATCGGCTTGGACTGGGGGTACACGAATGATCCTACGGCGGTCGTAGCGGTCTACAAGCGTGGCAGCGCTATCCTCCTGCATGAGTTGCTCTACTCATCAGGCCTGACCAACCAAGACATCGCTGAACACCTGCGCAAACTTGGCATCGGCAGGTCGTGGCCAATCATCGCTGACAGTGCTGAACCCAAGAGCATCGAAGAGGTGCATCGCCTCGGCTTCAACATACACCCGGCGACGAAGGGCGCCGATAGCATCAGGAACTCAATCGACATCTTGAAGCGCCAGCCGATACTGGTCACGCGCGAATCGACGAACCTCATCAAGGAGTTGCGCAACTACACGTGGGACACAGATCGAACCGGCGCGTCGTTGGGAGTGCCGATTGACAGGTACAACCACGCCATTGACGCGGTGCGTTACGTCGCGCTGAACAAGCTATCCGCCAACGCTGGAGGCAGGTACGTCATCATGTAGTAAATTTGTAGTATGATACATCCAACCGCAATAATTGAAGAGGGCGTTGAACTTGGTGAAAACGTCAAGGTATGGGCATTTGCTCACATCCGCACAGGTGCTAAAATCGGCGACAACTGCGTCATCGGCGAAGGCGCGCACATTGACACTGGCGTTCAAATTGGCAACAACGTCAAAATCCAAAATCACGCGTTGATCTACCACGGCTGCATCATTGGCAATGATGTATTTATCGGCCCAAACGTGGTAACGACCAATGACTACTACCCAAGCGTCTACGGCGACTGGAAAAACAACGGCAGGTTTCGATCTACCTACTTTTGCAAAGGGTGCAGCGTCGGGGCAAACAGCACAATTGTCTGCGGAGTGCGCATCGGCGTTGACGCTTTGATCGGCGCCGGTAGTGTGGTGACGCGTGACATCCCCGATGGCTTTCTCGCGTATGGCAACCCAGCGCGACCAATTAAACAGAAGACATGAACATACTAATAGCATCATTGTTCTTCCGCCAGTACACAGGGTCGGAACTTTACGTCTTGCAGGTAGCCAAGGGATTGAAGGCAATGGGGCATAAGGTCACGGTCACGTCACCATACATGGACTACCCGATGATCGCAGAGGCGCAGATGGCGGGGGTGCTGATTAAACCATTTGCAGAGTTGACAGGGCGCGAAGCCTACAACGTCATTCACGTTCAGCACAAGCAGGTCACTGATTACTTGTGTGCGCTATTCCCACAAACGCCGAAGGTTGCGACGATACACAGCGTCTATTTCGATTTAGAGCGACCTGTGAAGCACGAAAGCATCAAGAGGTACATCAGCATAGCGCAGCATGAGAAAGACGAAATACACGCGCGATATGGCGTTCC